TCATCCATCGGGGAACGCCTCCCGCAATCGCCGCACCGTCGCCCCGTCGGGCGGCGCCACATCCCCGCCCGCCAGCGCCGTCACCAGAGCGCGCAATTCCGCCGGCGTCGCCGCCCAGAACTCCCCCGGCCGCCACCCGAACGCGACGCCCGCAAGCCCAGCCAGCCGAAGAGCGGACACACCGAACTCCCCTCCCTGGAAGGGAGGGGCCGGGGGTGGGTTGATATCGAGGGAACGCCCGGCCTCAGGCCTACCCACCCCCTCCCTTCCAGGGAGGGGAGTCGCCATGCTCACCGCCCCGCCAGGATCTGCCCGAGCAGCCCCTTCAGCGCCGGCGTCGCAGCGGCAATCCCGCCCGCCACCACCGCGTCGCCCAGCGCCTCGCGCGTCAGCTCCTCGGGCCGATCGCGCAGGCAGTGCCAGAACAGCCCGATCATCTCGGCAAGCGCCAGCCGCCCCTCCGCCGCCCGCTCGACGACCGCGAACAGCGGCCCCAGCTCGCCCTCCGCCGCGACCAGCGCCGCAAAGCTCGGCCGCAGGACCAGCGTCTCCCCCGCCACCCTGAGCGAAGCCTCGCCGCGCACGACGTTCGCGCCGCCCGTCATTGCGCCACCACCGCGCCCGAACTCTCCAGCGCCAGCGTGTAGGATCGCTCGCCGTTGAAATCGCCGGCATAGTCCAGCCGCGTCACCACGAAGCGCCCGGTCATCGCGTCGCCGCTTTCGAAGGTCAGCCGGTAATCGTCGATCACGCCTGCCAGCGCATTCGCCTTCACCCGCGCCTCGGCGACGGAGCCCGTGAACACCCCCGCCGCCGACACGCTGACGCTGCGCACCCCTGCGCCCGACAGCAGCTCGCGCCAGCCGCCCGAATCCTTGTTCGTCACGACCACCGCTTCGCCGTTCACCGACAATTGCGTCGTCCGCATCCCCGCCACCGTCGCAAAGGCCGGCGGCGTCGCCCCGTCGCCCACCTTCAACAGAAAGGCGCTACCCTTCTCGATCATCTCTGTTCCCCTTGATCCTGAACCTGAATCACCGTCACCCCAGCGAAGGCTGGGGTCCATGTCTCCATCGCGCGGCACACCAGGCAGATATGGACCCCAGCCGCCGCTGGGGTGACGAGAGTCGTTCAACCGTTCCGTTATATCCGCATCCGGCAAGCCACGCCCTTCGCGCCAGCCGTTCCCCCGCTTGTGCTCCCGCGAAGGCGGGAGCCCAGCCTGGGTCCCCGCCTTCGCGGGGACACATCAGGTCTCTTCCCGGTACATCCGCACCGCGCACACCACGCTCGCCGTCCAGCGCTCGCCCGACCGCACGATCCGTGTCTGCACCGGCCGGACCGCGACGACCCGCCAGCCCTCGCCGATCGTCCCGTCGATCGCGGAGACCGCATCCTCGACACCGCCCGCCAGCGCCTGGAGCCGCGCCGGCCGCTCGCCGCCATCGACTACGCGCACCGTCAGCCGCGCCTCGCGCCCGGTGACGCCCTTGGCGCTCCAGTCGCTCGTCACCGGCGCATCGACGACGGCATGCGGCAGCGCGGCGCGGACCGGCGGCGCGTCGAACGCGCCGGTCAGTCCTTCGATCCCCGCCAGCGCGAGCACCACCGCGCCCTGCAATTGTGCCGCCGCACTCATGCCCGTCGCTCCGCCTGTCCAAGCGCCATCCGCCGCCACGGCCGCAGCAACGCCGCGACCGCCGCCGGCGGCAGCGTCGCCGCGCTCCGATCCTCGAACAGATGCGCGACCAGCATCGCCGTCGCCTGCGCGATCGCAGCGGGCACCGCTTCCCATGTCGCCGCCAGCCCCGCACGATAGGCGACCGCGACGCGCGCGGCCGCCCCCGCCTCCAGCACCCGCACCCAGCCGTCGCCGCCCGCATCGATGTCGAACCCGAAACTCTCCGGCGACAGCGCGAACGGCGCGCCGTCTGCGGACAGTCCGGTCATCCCCGCGATCAGCGTGACCGGCGATCCCGCCAGCCTTTGCCAGCTGCCGGTCGCGGGCAGCACGTCCTCGCCCGCCCGCTCGACCAGCAAGATCCCGGTGAAACGCTCGGCCAGGGTCACCGCCGTCGCCGCCAGCCGTTCGAGCAGCATCTGCTCGCCGGTGCCGTCCATGCGCAGCTGTTCGCGCGCCGCGGTGACGATCGCCTCGATCGTCACGCTGTCCGGAGGCGGCGCGCTCATCGCCGCGTTCCTGCGGCGACCACGCGCGCGCCCTCCGCCGCCGCGCCTGTGCGCGTCGTCTCAATCCGAGTCATCGCTCGCCCCCTTTTCGTATCAGATGCGCGTGACGCGCAGCAGGCGTGCCCGCGCAAGATCTGTCGGAACCGTCATCCGCCCGCCCGAAACCATGGCCAGGCCAGTCTGGCTGCTGCCGTCATCGAAGGCATAGCGCACCGTGATCGGTCCGTCGGCGACACCCCTGCCACCCCAGTCGAGCGTCACCGTGTCGGCCGATCGCGTGCCCACACTCCCCGCCGTTGCGATCGATGACGTCGCTATCGTGCCCGTCTCGAGCTGCGCGCCCCAGGCATGGACCGCGGCGGCCGTAGGCGCGCCTGCGACCTGCGACCACAGCAGCAGTTGCACCGACGCCGCATCGGTGTCGGCCCTCGCCGCCAGCGAATAGCGCCGCCACTGCCCATCCAGCGTCAGCGTGCCGCTGTCCAAACTCTCCAGCCGCAGCGCGATCGACGCGCCTGCCGCGCCCGCCGCCTTCAGCCAGACGCTGAACACCATCGGCATGCCCGGCACAGTCCCCACACCCGACAGGGCGATGCGCGAGAAGCCATCCCCGCGGACGAAGTCGATCCGCGTCGCGGCGTTCGTGCCGTCCGGCGCGACCGCGTCGAGCGCCGTCACGATCGGCGCGCTCCCTGACCCTCCCATATCACCGGCCCAGTGGCCGGCCAGATCGCTGCTCCAGGGCAGGACGTTCGTCGCCGCCGCCTCCACCAGCAATCCGCGGCGCGCGAGCGTCTGCGGATCATGGTCGAACCGCGCGGCATTGGCGGCCCTCACGGCCAGCATCCCCGCCGCATCGAAACACATCGCCGGCGTCGCGCGACTGAGCGTCACGCCCGCGGGCAGGGCGTCGGCGCCAAGATCGAACCCCACCGCCCTCGCGGTGGCCGTCCGTCCGGAGCCGATCCCCACCCCCAGCCCGATCGCGCCCATCAGGACAGCGCGACCAGATCGGTCGCGGTCGTGCCGGTCGCGCGCACATGGCTGGCGCGAAACGGCAGGATCGTGCCCGACGCGACGTTCTTCCACGTCACGTCCGCGGCGTCGTCCACCCCGCGCATCACGATCGTGCCAGCCGTGCCGACGAACAGCGCCTTGGGCACGCTCGCCAGCGCCGCTGCGTCGTTCGGCACCACCGCCGCCGCGCACCGCGCCGGCGCCGACACCTGGTCGGCCGAATTCCTGAACTGGTCCATCATCATCTCCCTAAGTCTCGCCGATGGAGAAAAGGCCGGGCGCGTCGCCGCACCCGGCCGCGCGCTCAGTTCGCCGCGAACTTCATCAGCTTGATCGCCTCGCTGTTCACCACGCACCCGCCGACCCGCTTCGTCGCGTAGAAATTGACGAAGGGCTTGTTCGAATAGGGGTCGCGCAGGATCTGCGTTTCGCTCCGCTCCGCGATCAGATAGCCGCTGCGGAAATTGCCGAACGCGATCGACAGCGTGTTCGCCGCGATGTCGGGCATGTCCTCCGCCTCGATCACCGGATAGCCGAGCAGCGTCGCCGGCTGCCCGGCGGAGAGCGAAGGCGCCCACAGGAACGCGCCGTCCGCGGTCTTCAGCTTGCGGATGCGCGCCAGCGTGCTCGCGTTCATCACGAACGTCGCCCCCTGGCGATAGGGTGCCCGCAGGCTCTGCACCAGATCGATCAGCCGCTCGTCCGGGTTCGCCGCAAAATCGCCCGCCGCCCCGCTCGCCAGATATTGCAGCGTGCCGAACGCGCGCGTCCCGTCCGCCGTGCTCGCGGTCGGCGCCGCCAGGAACCCCTTGGGCCGGTTGACGCCATTGCCCCCCACGAACGCCGCGCCTTCCGCCTTGGCGAACTCCGCCGCGATCTCGTCGGCCAGCCACGCCTCGACATCGAACTGCGCATCGTCGAGCATAGCCTGGCTCGCGCTCGGATTGGCATACAGCTCGCCCATCGGCGGCGCGATCTCGACGAAGGTCGGCGTCGCCGTTCCGCCCCGCGCACCGTCCTCCGCCGCCCAGCCGGACGGCGTGCCGCCCGTCGTCACCAGCTTGCGATACCCGGCCGATCCCACCGTCACGACGTTCGCGATGCTGCGGATGGGTGACGCGGCCTTCAGCACCCGGTCGATCACCGCATCGATCTCGCGCGGCACCGCATAGCCGCCCGCATCCCCGGTCACCCCGGTGAACGCCTTCGTCTCGATCACCGCGCCCGATCGGACGAAGCCGTCGAACCCCGCATCCTTCGCCGCGCTCGCCCCCGCCAGCACCGGCCGCGCCATCACCGTCTCGTTCATACGTCTCTCCATGAAATCCTCCCCGGCACGGGGAGGGGGACCATCGGCGCAGCCGATGGTGGAAGGGGGCCCACCGCGAGCCCCCGAACTCAAAGAATGTGGAGCCGAGCCCCCGGCTGCATCGGCTGCGCGACGACGCTCACCTCGGCGAGCACCGCCCGCGCAATCGTCCGCCATACCCCCTGCCGCGCCGCCACCGCGCGGTAGCCGACCGACAGCCCGCCAAGCGCGCCAGCCCGCATCAGCGCTGCCAGCGCCGGGTCATCCACCCGCCCGGCAACCCGCAAGCCGCGCGCATCCTCCTCGATCGCCTCGATCACCCCCACCGGGTTGCCGCGATGCTGCCAGAGCAGCGGCACCGGCCCGGCGCCCGCAAACGCCCCGCGCGCGAACGCGTCCCCCGCCCGGTCCACCCGATCGAACAGCGCGGCGTATCCGGCAAAGCGCAGGCCCGGCGTCACGGGCATCACTTCACCCACGCGCCGAACCCCAGCTTCACCGCCAGTCCCGCAAGCAGCAGCGCGCCCGCGATCCGGCACACCCACGCGATCGCCGCCTTCCACGCCGATCGCTTCGCGTCCCGCCACGCGCGCAGCAGCTCGCGCAGCTCCGCCAGGTCGCGCTCGGCCCCCGCATCCGCCAGCCCCAGCCGGGTCAGCGCCCTGACCGCGCCGGCCTCGCCCGCTTCCTCGACGATCGCGCGCAGCGTCGCCAGCGTCGCGCCTTCGTCCGCGCCTTGCGCAAGCAGCTGCGCCAGCACCGCGCTCATGACCAGTCCACCATCTGTCGCTTCTCCTCGTTGGTGAGGAAGTCCGCCGCCGTCACCGACGCCCACAGCGCCTGCCGCTCCTCCGCCAGCGCCGGCACCCGGTCGAGATCGACCGCGGCCCGCGCGTCCGGCCACCACGCCTTCAACCCGTCCGTCAGCCCGCCGAGGATCCGCCCCGCCATCGGCAGCACCGACAGCCGCCACAGCGCCTTGTTCGCCTCGCGGTAGTTCGCATAGGTCGCATCGCCCGGCAGCCCGAGCAGCATCGGCGGCACCCCGAACGCCAGCGCGATCTCGCGCGCCGCGCCTGCCTTCATGCCGGCGAAATCCATGTCGGCGGGGGACAGCGACAGCGCCTGCCACTTCAGCCCGCCCTCCAGCAGCATCGGCCGCCCGGCATTGGCCGCACCCGCGAACCCTGCCTCCATCTCGGCGCGCAGCCGCTCGAACTGATCGCGCGTCAGCGTCGATCCGTCGCCCGGATCATAGACCAGCGCCCCCGAAGGCCGCGCCGCATTGTCGAGCAGCGCCCGGTTCCATCCGCTCGCCGCGTTGTGGACCGCGATCGCCCCCGCCGCCGCGCCCAGACACCCAAGCCCGTAATGATCGTCGAGCGGATGCGCGAGCCGCAGGTGGATCACCTCGGGGGCGGCTGCGTCCGCGATCAGCCGCTGCACCCGCTCGCCGACCGCATAGCGATACGCCGCCGGCCAGCCGCTCGAATCCACCTCGACCCGCACCCGCTCGGGGCGCAGCGCGAACAGGCCAGCCGGTCGCGCGTCCGCATCACGGAGCACCTGGACATAGGCATTGCCGTGCAACTGCAGATGCGTCGCCACGCTTTCGAGCAGCTCCACCCCGATCAGCGCGGCGATCTCGTCGCTCGCATCGATCGGCGCGTCGGCGACGCTATGCGCCACCATCTTCACCGCCCGCTGCGCCACCGGATTGCCCAGATACCCGCTACGTACCTGCGCCTCGTAGGACGGCGGCCATTCTCCGGCGAAAGCAAACCCCCGCGCCAAAACCGGCCGCGCCTCACCGCGCCCGGAATTGGGTCCCATCAAAGTATTACTTTGATGGGTGCCCTTCCACCCGAACCATTTCATGATGTGTGTCTCCTAATACCTCCCCGGAACGGGGAGGGGGACCATCCAAAGGATGGTGGAGGGGCAGCCGCGCCAGCGAAGGCAATTGGTTCAGAGAAGGCGCAAAGCCGCGAAGAGAAGGTTGGTTCACGCGGAGGCGCGGAGGCGCAGAGAGCCGCCCACCAGGCAACGGCCGACGACAACCACAATGCGCAAAACGAAGAGAAGCAGCCATTCGGCTGCGACCCCCAAATCTCCGCGTCCTCCGCGCCTCCGCGTGAATCAAATCTCTTGAATCTTCGCGCCTTGGCGCCTTCCCTGAACCACTTCTCCGTCGACCGTGCGCCTAAAGCCCCCGCACCGCCGCAACACTGCGCTTCCCGAGCATCAGCTCGCTCACCGCCCACACCAGCGCATCCGCCCGGTCGGGCGAGCGCCCCGGCCCTTCATAGCTGCCGCCAGCCACCAGCCCGCACAGCTCGTCCTCCAGCGCGGGAAAAGCCCCCGCATGCCGCACCCGCCCCGCCTCGTAGAGCAGCGCCACCGGCTCGGCGCGCGCCACCTTGCCCTGCGCCGCGTGGACCAGCGTCAGCGGCAGCCCCGCGTCCGCCGCCTTAAGCACGCTCCCCACCATCGCCCCGCCCTGATTCTTCTCCGCCACCACCCGGTCGGCCGCGACCCGCGCCGCGCACGCCGCGACCGCGCGCGCCCAGCCTTCGGGCGTCGCGCCGTTCACGCTCGCATCCTCGATCACATAGGCAACCCCGTCGCGGCCAAGCGCGACCGCGACGATCCCGCACGCATCCCCGCCGACGCCCGCCGGCGGATCGACCCCGACGACGGTGCGCACCGCCTCTGCCGGAACGCATGTCCGGCACCGCTCCAGCAGCCCCCGCGTCCACAACGCCCCCGCAACCTCCTCGATCAGCTCGCCCTCCAGCTCCTGCCGGCCGAGCAGCGTGCCGCCATATTCCTCGCGCATGGCCCCAACGAAGCTGTCGGGCAGATGCGGGTTGTCGCGCGTCGCGCCCCGCGTCTCGACCAGCGACGGCAGCGCCATGATCCGCCGCATCAGCCGCGTCGGCCGCGGCGTCGTCGTCACCACGACGCGTGGCCGATCCCCCAATCGCATCGTCATCACCAGATTGTCCCACGTCGCATCGCCGAGCCGCCATTTCGCCAGCTCGTCGCACCACGCCGCATGATGTTCCGGCCCGCGCAGCCGCTCCGGCGCCTCGGCCGAATAGACGCGCGCCACAGTCCCGTTGGGCCAGCGCACCTCCCCCGTCGTCGCCCGCCACGTCGGCGTCTGATCCGCGCGGGCGACGCGCAGGACGCCGCTCGGCCCCTCGATCATCACCTGCCGCACATCGTCGGCACTGGCGCCGACCAGCGCGATCCGCGCCTCCGGCATCTTCTGCGCCACCTCGCACACCCATTCGGCGCCCGCGCGCGTCTTGCCGAAGCCGCGCCCCGCGCGGATCAGCCACACCCGCCAGTCACCGGGCGGCGCCAGCTGTCCGCCGTGCGCCCACGCTTCCCAGCGCGCCAGAAACTCGCGGCGCTGCGCCGCCGTCATCGCGCGCACCGCGGCAATTCGCTCGTCGGGCGGCAGCGCCAGCAGCCGGTCAATCAGCGTGCCCGTAGAATCGGTGCCGCTCATGCGTCGGTCTTCGCCGCGAGCCGGGCGCGCCGCGCCTCGATCTGGGTCAGCTTCTTCATCAGCGCGGCATCGGTGTCGTCCGATTCCGCGAACTGCCGCCTCGGCCCGCCCCGCTTCGGCTTGCCCGTGGCATCGCGGTGCGCCGTCAGCATCCTGACCGCGAGGTCAACGTTGATTGGGCCGCTCTTGGTGTCCGCGCCGCAGGTCAGCTCCGTGCCCGTCTCGCCGGCCAGCGCATGGCCCACCAGCCGCGTTTCGAGCATCTCATAGCCAAGCGCGAGCGCCACGCCCCAGGCATCGGCGAACGCCGGCTCGCGGCGTCGTAGCGCATAGACGCATACCGGATCGACGCCGATGAATGCCGCCGATGCCTGCACGTTGCAGGTCGCGGCCAGATGATCGAGAAACGCCTCGCGCATCTTCTTCGTCCAGCGGACCCACTTGCGCCCCTCGAACGCACTAAAGCCCTCTGCGATCACCGCCCGATGTGTGCCCAAGATCAT